TACATACTTAATAAAGTTGAAAAGTTCTTCTTGGAACAGGGTTTCTACTATCAACGATTTGGTCAAAGCAGCATAGCTGATAAACTCAAACACGCTATCGCATCTTGGAATAAATTAGCTGAGGGTGAAAGCGTAGGACTAGAAGGTGTCAAAGCTATGTATGAATACATGAGCTCCGGTATTGGTGTGCAACGTAATTTTAAAAACTTAAAAAATTTAGACGACAAAGAAAAGTTTGATTATGAAAAGCTGATGTTTAATCACGGCTTATTGGTAGATAAGAATGCTACATGGTTTCAAGCATTAGATAAAATACCCTATGGTAAAGTGATGTACATACGACAGTTAATGAAACGTGGTATTAACATATGGCAGAAGCCACAGATAGAAATATCCACGATCCACGGAGCAAAAGGTGGTGAAGCTGACAACGTTGTATTGTTGTTAGATTTATCTCGTAAGTCTGAAGAAGCACTAATTAACAATCCTGATGACGAACATAGAGTTTTTTATGTAGGCGCAACCCGTGCCAAGAAAGAATTGTGGTTGGTACGATCAGAAACAGATAGAGAGTATTTGGAGGTCATACGATGAAAAAATACATTCATGTTAATCAACACGTTATTCGTAGTAACAAAAAGAATAATGAGAATGAACCTGTAATTACAGTGAAAGAGGGAAAGAAAAATACATATTGTCATGAGGTTATTATCAATGGACCATCCAAAGTGAGATATGGTGGCAACGACAAAGCTATTTTATCTTGTGGTGCACGTGTTGTTATAGAAACAGAAGCAGATATAGAAATGAGGTATTTATGAGACTTGTATATGTTGACGGAAAATTAAAATTGTCTTTAATTGAAGAAGAAATGAAAGCCATCAAAAAGACTTGGCCACAACCTATAGAAATAGATGAACGTTGGATACCGTTCTTGGTTGAAGATATAGCAAATGTAAATCTACAAGCATGGAAAGATAAATTAAAAAAATGAACTGTTGGCACTGTGGTACAGAATTAAGATGGTGTGATGACGTTGATGTTAGTGAAGAATATGATGAATGGTCTTTCATGTCGATACTTGACTGCAAAACCTGCGGGTCATTAGTAGAAATTTATTTTCCAAAAGAAAAGGAGAAAGATGACAATTCAAAATCCTCTGTTCGCTCCTCCGAGTGAGTGGGTTTGCCCAGAAAGAATAGACTACAAAGGTCAAAGCCCTGTTGCTATTGACCTGGAGACCTGCGATCCAGGAATCAAGGACCACGGTCCAGGCTGGGCTACAGGTAAAGGTAAGGTTGTCGGTGTTGCATTAGCATGGGAGGGTTTTAAAGGATACTTTCCTATTGACCACGATGCACCAGGTAACTACGACAAAAAAGTTTTTATGAGACAGTTTCAAGATTTGTTAGACAGATGTCCTGAAATTGTTTGTCACAATGCCATGTATGATGTGGGTTGGATGAAACGCATGGGTATGAGAATTACATCTAAGATTTGGGATACAATGCTCATGGCACCAATCCTTGATGAGAACAGAATGAGATACTCATTGAATGAATTATCAAAAGATTATTTAGGCGAAAAGAAATCAGAAGTTTTATTATATGAAGCTGCAAAAGAATGGGGTGTCGATGCAAAGAATGACATGTGGCGATTACCACCAATGTATGTGGGACCTTACGCAGAACAGGATGCAGAGTTGGCCTTAAAATTATTTGATGTATTTATGAGAGAAATACATGCACAAGATTTAATGAGTATAAATGAGTTAGAACACAAAGTTCTTCCTGTCTTAATCGACATGAAATGGAACGGTGTTAGAGTTGACATAGATCAAGCAGAACAAACAAAAGAAAAACTTTTAGGTCAAGAACAAAAAAGTTTGAAAGCAATCAAAGATGAAACAGGAGTTGCTGTCAATGTTTGGGAAGCCAAGTCTATATCGAAGATGTTCGATGCATTATGTATTCCTTATGCACGGACTGAATTGACGGGTGCTCCTAAATTCGACAAGCATTTCCTCCGCACTCATGAGCATCCGTTGGTTCAAGCTGTTGCAGAAGCAAGAGAATATAACAAAGCTAGAACAACTTTTATTGATACAATTTTAAAGCATGAACATCAGGGAAGAATACATGCAGAGATAAACCAGTTACGTGGAGATGGTGGTGGCACAGTCACAGGACGATTGAGCTACAATACACCAAATCTACAACAAGTTCCTGCTTCGAAGGTTTTGGGACCGATGATACGCTCGATCTTTAAACCTGAGGAAGGAATGCAATGGGGTGCGTTTGACTATTCACAGCAAGAGCCACGACTCGTGGTTCACCTGGCCAGCTTGACTGCTGGTGGGTTGAAAGGAGCTGATGAGTTTGTCAACGCATACCATGAAGATCCAAACACGGACTTCCATACCATGGTGTCGGAGATGGCTAAAATAGACCGTAAAAAGGCTAAAACGATCAATTTAGGGCTATTTTATGGCATGGGTAAGGGGAAATTAAGCTCAGAGTTAGGACTATCTCCTGGACAAGCTGAGGACCTTTTTGAGAAGTATCACAGCCGTGTGCCTTTTGTAAAAGAAATGATTGAGCGAACCATGAAGAAAGCATCTGATGTGGGTCATGTAAGAACATTGTTAGGTCGCAAGTGTCGATTTGATATGTGGGAACCCTCACGATATGGTATCCACAAACCACTGCCCAGGGACCAAGCAGAACGAGAGCATGGCAAACAAATACGCCGAGCGTTTACTTACAAAGCATTAAATAAAATTATACAAGGATCAGCCGCTGACATGACAAAACAAGCTATGGTCAATCTTTATGATGAGGGTATTGTTCCTCATATACAGGTGCATGATGAACTTGATTGTTCATTTGCAGATCAAAAAGAAAAAGATAAGATCATGGACGTAATGAAAAGTTGTGTAGAATTAGAAGTACCTGTCAAATTAGATTGTGAGGTTGGTCCGTCATGGGGCGAGGCAAAGTAGATAAATTTACTGGTGACAAGGTACAGGCTACTCTATGTCCACAATGCTCATACGAGCACGTCATTGTTCCAATGTTTCGAATGAAAACAAATCACTATCATTGTTTGTTGTGTAAAAATACTTGGGAAAAAAGAGTCAACGGTAAAACTATTTTCTATCCGGTCGAAGAGGAAAAGAAAGTTGAATTTGAAGCTGACTTCGAAGTATAGCTGATCTGCTAATTTAACAAAACTAAAATTATTTTTCTTCTGTATAAAAGTGTCAGGAGAAAATGATATGTACAATTTAACGAATAAAGCAAAAGAACACTTTTTAAATTTTTTTAAAAGTGATCACGACAAAGAAGAAGAGTTTAAAGACTTCTTGAAAGCTGAATACAAGAAAGACTGGAAAGCAGCTTACGCTTGGTATTTAGAAGAAGGAGATTTACCTAATTACACAAGGAGAACTCTATAAAAAATCCTCAATTAAGCCTGATGAGACGCAATGAAATTTCATTGTTATTGTTTCATCACGGCTGTAGAGGACTTTTGATACTACATCATAATATTGGGCACATTCTTCGTAGCTTTCAAATATTACTTCTGACCCTACCCTGACGCACTTCTGATCTATCGCTAATCCTATACAAACCCAGCCAACCAAAAAGAATTTCAACATTTATACTCCCTTGACATTTATATCATAAATTCTTATATTATACTAAGAAATTAGGATATGATATTTTTAGTAGGAACTTTTTTATTCGCACTATTGATTATGATGAAGTTTAAATGGTTTCTCATCATAGGTCTAATACTTATTTATTTTATAGAAAGAGGAGTTATTTAATGGATGCTACAAAATACAAATCTGTGGCTATCAAGGTCGCTGTGTATAATAAAGCACGACCGATGGCAGAAGCAGATTATTGCACCATGGGTGGATTCATACAAAAATTAATTGATGATGAATATAATTTTAGACAAGAGGAGAAAAAGAATGCCCGCAAAGTACGAAAGTAAATCAATCGAGTTTCGAAGACATTTATATAATGCGATTAGTTACATGAAACACGATCGCACTAATTTTTCACTACCAACGACTGTAGCTTATTTAGAAGGTTACCTAGCAGGTGTGGAAGCATTAGAAGATGAAGAGTATGATAAGTGGTTAGAGGATCAAAAAGAAAATGCTGATCCTACACCTAATCACGCAATGTTTTCTAATGGTGTACAAGTCACCAAGTAACAAGTTCCGATTGCACCGGCCCAATTCGGTTAAGGCAGATGTATAACACGAAGGTCGAGATGAGAGAGATCTCAATATCTAGCTTGACTGGTTTCCCCGCAAGGACGTGTGAAAAGCTGTGAGTTTTAGTTTGTGTGCCTTTCCGCTTTCTAAATCTCAGGTCGGTAGCCTACAAAGGAGTAATCATGAAACATAGACCAATTCACGAACATCAAGACGGTCGAGGTATGTCAGTTCGCTACGCTTATCAACGTGACAAACGTCGTCGAGAACGTAAAAAAATTGAGAAATATATGGGTAAAAGTTATTTTACAAACCCTAATGAATCAATAGAATCAAGTCATGAACATATCCATGATGACCGAAGACATCGAGTCTTTAATATCTAGACGCATGATTCTGGATCTTATTGACCACGATGATAAACATTTCAACAACAACAAAGAGAAAGTAGAAGCCCTTAGAGCTTGCGCTGACCTATGGGATCACGAATTAGTAAATGATTCTAAGGATTTACGTGAGGCGACTAGACGGCTAATTATACAAAAAATCAGTAAACTTAAAGAAGGAAATGTGCTAAGTTTCCCAAAATGATAAAAGACATTGTAACTAATGTGGAAATATTCACAAAACTTACAAACCCGCCTGAAATGCAAGAAAAGTTAATGTATAGGGTGAGTTATAGAGATGGAACAAGTGAAGAATTTACACATGACCAGTGGCACGAGATAGTGACTAGGGGTTCTGGAGCCTTGAATCAAGGCTCACCGACCACCGCATAGTCTACTCTTTCTTTTCAGCTAATTGAGCCTGTAAGTAGGCAATGACTATGTACGCTTCCTCAAGTTTTTTGTTCATTTCTTCCATGATTACCTCCTTCATTTGAATTAGTGCGTACCGACCACACTATCAAAGTTCGATTTTAAAAGTCAATATATCTTTGCTCTTGACTTTTATTTTTGTTATGCTCCTAGTGGTACAAAGACTATTAACCACGGACCAAGGAGCAACACGATGGAAGATAAAATGAAAGCAGGTTTGGCAGCCCTAATGAAAGGCGTTCCAACCGCAAAAAAAAGACAGTTTAAAGCTGGATTAAAAAAATTATTAGACAAAGCAAACAAAGAAAAAGGTATTACAGGAAAACCTAAGGGTAGAAGTCCTTCTATGGTTTTAGGTTCCTCTTCAAAAGCAGGTATGCAAAATAAACAAAAATCACCTTTTAATGTTAAATCAGAAACACTAAAGCCAGGTAGAAGAATTGATACGGGATTAAGAGATAAAAGAAGATTAAAACCTAGAATTAAACCTGACGCTCGTATGATGAAACGTGGTGGCAAAGCCAAAAAATAAATGAACGGCATACAAGGTTTTTACATTGGTGGTGGCATAACTAAAGACTCTGATGCAAGAAAGTCTTTACAACAAGCTCAGAAAAAGTTTGCCACACAAAGAAAAAACTTTGATCGTGACAACGCAAATAAAAACCGTCAAACACGTGAAGATTTTATAAGAGATTCAACCGATAGACGTAACATACAAAGACAAAATGAATTTGCAGAGGATTTTCAAAAACTTGTAGGTCCTGCTGGTAGTGCTACTTTTTTATTTTCAGGAAATCCAAATGCGAAAGCATTTATGAAAAAATATGGATTAAGAGAGGGTGATTTAGCTAAATTAAGATTGAGTGTTACGCAACGTGGTTTTAGAGATTTAGGTGAAGGTATATTTCAAGGCGTGCAGGATAGATTTAAACTATCTGGACCCATGTTTAATATTCAAGATGCTTTATCACAATACCAAAAAGGTATGACACCTTTTGACAGGTTACCAAGTCAACGTACTGGTATCATGGGTTTCATTGAAGATAAGTTTGGTGCTGGACCTTTTTCTAAATTTGGTGACTTTTTAGCGGGTGGTAGTCCTATGGGCTCTGCAGCGCTTGCGTATGGTAGACTTAAAGATTTAGAAGGTGATCAATTAAATCAATTTGCAAGTGCAATAGCTAATAATAGAGATTTATATAATCAGATGATGATGACTCCTGAGATGCAGAAAAGAAGTTTTGAACAGAACCTTATAAATATTGAAAGAGGTATTCCAAGATCTAATAATCGAGAGCCACAACCCGTAGCCGCTGATCCTATCACGGCCGCATATAACCCTGCTGATAATCCCTACGGTTCATTTGGAATAGGAAATTTTGTTTAATCAACTGAGATGTCTCTTATCTCTTTAATCATCCCTTTAGGGATCGTGGTCCCCCGACCAAAAGTGCTATCTGATGGTATTAGGTCTGCTACTAATGTGATTGTTTTATCATTTTCTTTGAGGATCAAACCATAACTATGAACCAAGGGAGCGTCTTCAAGATCTTTGATATCACTGGCTTCATACCAACCGGTTGGATGTTCAATAGTGTCGAACCACGAAACACGGACCAATCTCATAAACAAAACTATATATATTATTCTACAGAAATTAAATCTAAACTTGTAAAAATTTTGAGAAATCGGGTTACAGAGTTACAATATTGTAAAAATATATATATATCAGGGCTTTTAGCCGTAATTAAGTTGTTACCTGGCAAAAAACTGCGAGGGAACAAAGGAACAGAGTTTGTTGAAAAATATAGCTTTTTTGACAATAAACTGCACAATGGACACAAAAAACATGTCTGAAAACAACGTAAAAACACTAGAATTAACCCCAAAACAGATGAAATTTGTCAATATTTTCATTGAAAAGGGCACAATTCAGAGTGCACGACAATGTGCTTTGGACGCTGGATACGCTGAATCTGGTGCTACGGTCATTGCAAGTCAATTACAGAACCCCAAATACTATCCTCATGTAGTTGAAGAAATAGAACGAAGAAGGGCTGAACTGAACAGGAGATACTCCATTTCCTATAAATCACACATACAAAAACTAGCAGAGTTGAGAGATTCTGCTGAGGCCGCTGGTAATTATACTGGAGCAATTGCTGCTGAAAAGTATAGAGGTATGGTGGCTGGACTCTATGTTGACAGGAAAGAGGTCATGCATGGCACGATCGATTCTATGTCAGTTGGAGAGGTTGAGGAGAAGTTAATTGAACTTAGAAAAAAGTTATCCATTCCTGGCGAGCCTGAAGTTATTGACCATGACGCATCTGAAGGGACACTTATCGGAGAGTCTAGCGATGACCTACTTGCTGAAGAAGGGGAATCTGGTATTCAAGACGATTCATGACACAGGCTGTGTTGATCTTGTTGCCATTGACAAGCGTGGAAAAATCCATTTGTACGACGTGAAAACGTCTTTGAAATATGCAAAAGGAAAGAAAAAAGGTAAGAGAATTAACCGAGTTTTGACTCCATTACAAAAGAAATTAAGGGTTGAGTTATTGATGGTTGATTTAGATGAAGAAAGGTGCTGGGTCATTAAACATGGCAGACGAGAAGAATCTCTGGAAACAACTAAAAAATAACACAAAATCAATTATTTGGACTAGAATTGAAGCTACATCAGGACTGGGTATACCAGATCTGTTTGGCTATTATCGAAGAGGTTTTTGGGTTGAGCTAAAAATAATAAATAATAACAAACTTAACTTCTCTGCACATCAAATTGCGTGGATTAACAGGCATTATTCTGAAGGATGCCCTGTATTTGTACTTGCCAAGGACCCTCCTTCGAAGACCCTCAGATTATTCTCAGGTTCCATTGTCCGTGACCCCACCTCCATTGCTGATAAGCCATCACTATGTTCCATTGTCCCCGGATCCAGGACTCAGGGCTGGGAGCAGCTTCTCCTGATGCTGGCATCCTGGACCCCTGATGGAATCTCCATTAGCCTGCATTAGCATAAGACAAAGCTCCATTCTCCATTCCTATAGCAGACCCCGGATCAGGACCAGGATGCTGGTGAGCTGGTGCCTGCAGTTTCAGGATGGTTGACAGAGGTGTGTGATTCTGCTACTGAATAAATATTCCTTCTTTGTTTTTGTTAGCCAAACACAAAACAAATCGGCGACCTGACGTCCTCGGGTCGCCACTCGAATCTCCATTCTCCATTGCCCAGCACCATCATTAAGGATAAGGTTTAGGGTGAGGCCAGACCAGTCCCGGCTCAGGATGCACCTGCTGGTAAAAAAAATTACATTAGCTCTTGACATCCCAACATGTTAGGACTATATATATTAATAGACGGATAAGCCCCACAAGGTGCCGTTTAGATTCAGGTAGTTGCCGTAATGACTCGAGATCCTGAATCGCTTAAGCAAGGAGGCGAAGATGAATAATTATAAATACGATCACATTGTCCATTTGCTGTTAAGCAAATATGGCTGGGTCCGTTGTCCCTGGTTTGTGAGCTGGCAGGAGAAGCCTGATGCCAGTTGAGTTCAAAGAAAACTCCATCAAGGAGTGGATTACTAACAACCTGGAAGAAGGACAGATTGCAGACGTAGTGCTGGAGGGATGCCAGTCGGGCATTGTGTCTGAGTTGATATACTACGCAGACAGTTGTGCATTCTATGAGCAGTTCGAAGGAGAGATTTGGGATCGCCTGGATCAGATGTCGTGTGACCTGGGTGAGGAATCTATTCTCCATTTGATCGCTTCATTCAATGGAGCAAAGTCCGTTGGATCTCATGACCAGTTCAGGAACCTGCTGGCGTGGTGGGCATGCGAAGATGTGTGTCGAGAAATCATTATGGAGAAAGAAGATGAGGCTGCAGAGTAGTTGCCTTTCTTCATCACTGCTACTGTCGGAGCGCTGCTTGTAATTTCCATTGCTTGCATCTTCATTACATCGCTGCCGTTGGGCATTGGTAAAACGATCAGGGAGCTGGCGGGATGCGTCCTGCTGGTCTGGATCTGCTGGCTCGCTGTCTCCATTCTCCATTTCACGATTAGCCATTAGTATACCAAGCATAGTGTGGCCTGAGCTGGGGACGCCGGATGCGGGTGCAGAGATTTGTGTGAAAAAGTTATCCACAACTTATTTAAAATAATTACTTGCAATTAGTTAGGACATGATTATATTAAGTATAGGGGTGCGAGAAAGCACTAAGGTATTTTGAGGTTGAACTAATTACTCAATCAATAGATTACTCTATGGGAGCACCACCCCTAAAAGCCAAAGGAGGCAACATGAACAAAAAGAAGGAAATAGACAAGTTAGCAAGGCTAACAATTCTAAGCAACTTCGTCAGTTCGAAGTTGAAAGAGCAGAAAGATTTAGTCAAATCTTTCATCAATGAAGAGGACAAAGTCCTCAAAGGTATTGATCACAAACTTAATGTGATCATCAGAGAATACGAGAG